GCAAAACTGCAATAACCGAACACGAGAAATATAAGCAGGAAGTAATTGTTCAGGCTCGCAGCGGTAAGATTTCAGACCATAAAAAAGCCAAACTGGGCGAGTATAAATTTAAACAAGGTATTTCAGAGATTGAAAAACTTGGCTTCAATGCTATACTCGAAGAAAAGTTCGAAGTTGATTTGGATGAAAAGTCCGGCGACTTTATTGTGTTGGACAAGAAAACAAAAAAACAAATGCCTTCCGCCAAAATAGCAGGTGAGTTAAAAAGCCTGGATGAAGTAATTGACGAGCTCGCGGTATCGCAGGGCATAAACCTTAAAAACGAATTTAACGGCAAGCCAGCCTTCAGTACGCAGGTTAAACCAACAGTCGCAGGTCAACCAGCACAGGTAAATGGCGCACCCGTACAATCAGCAAGGGAGTTGCATCCTTTAGCTGGAAAATAATAGCGACAAGCAAGTGCCTTTTCGGATGGCATTGAAACCGATTGTGTCCTTTAGGGCTCGGACAATAAACAAGAGTCTAATCTTAGTAAACAATACCAATGTCACGTTCACTTGTATTATGTCCGTGTCCTAATATTCAGGACTCGTTGAACAACAATTTCCTGACGTGCAATTCCGGTATGCTTCGTGAAGATATGCCAATATTGGACTGGCTAACCAGCCCAATAAATTCTGGCGCACTCCGCACAAAAGTAAACCCCGGAAAAGGCAAAGTAAGGACAGTAACACTGACTCATTGGCAGCGTTTGACCAAAGACCAAATTCAAGAGAATCGAACCAATCCTTCCTGTACGGCTGAAACCGTTCGCGGAAACTTTTGCACAGATTACACTATTGACACCGAAGAAAACGTAGCTGTCGAGGAATTCATCACCCTCGATGACTGGAAAGACGTTTGCGAAAACAACGGTGAAATGTACGTCAACCTCATTCAAAGAATGATTGACGGATTAATGTGGAAGCTGTGGGAAAAGACCGCAGAGCAAGTTGCCGCGCTGGTAGGCGCCTGGGGAGCTTCTGTTGATAATGTTGTTGGCGGAAACTTGGAGGTGCCAACCTTAAAAACGGGTACAACTGATGAGATATTTCCATTCACCATGGAGGATATCGATTTAGCAATCCGTCAATCAGGATATTGCGCCAACCAAGCCTTCTTCAGCGGCACATTGCTCTATAAATACTTCCGCAGAATTTTAGCAGGATGTTGCGCCAACCAAGGCGTCAACCTTGCTGACATAATGCGTTTGTATGGCAGGGCGATTGCTTATGACAGGGAAATGGCGACAGCGTTAGGCGGTAATGAATTTGCAATCGCAACACAACCTTCTGCTCTTGTGCTTTTACAGTACTCGAAAAACGAAGCGTGGGACGATGCGGAAATGCAAGACCTGATTAAAATCGGTTCAGACTATCACCCACGGGCGATACGTGACCCGAAAACAGGAATCATCATCGACTTCAACACCAAGGTCAGCTGCGGTAAAATTTACCTTGAAATGTTTGCAACTACTAAAGTGGTAGGTATGCCAGACAATTTGTACGACACGGTCGATGAATTTAATGGTGTAAACTTTGTAAACTCAATCAAGGTAGTAAACACCTAAGCCAATGAAGTGTTCCTATTTATACGAAATTCCGGACGAAGCCTCAACAGGCTTTGTTCCGGAATTTGTATCTATTGTAATTGATGGAGCAACGGTAACGATACCTGCTCCAATTCCTTTTAACGAAACCCAAAACATTAAAAAGTCTTTCATCCAGCATATTTTAAAATCAGGAGAAAGCATCAGTTTATCACGAGACACCACAAATCAAATTTATAAATTATATGTCAATTGTACGTCACGGACTTTTGGTGATTTAAACATAACGATAGACGGAGCGCCGCAAGCTATCTCGGTTGGTGATTGCGACCCCGCAACCTGCCAAGACGATTGCTTTAGCACGTTGGTAGGAATTAAAGACCTTTGCAGCAACGAAGATTTTTCTTTATACCTTGATGATGTTGGCATATCAAAAACCTTTGTCGATAAAATCATCAACTCGGAATACAAAAACGGATTTGACTTTTATCAAGCCAAATACGGACTCGCTATCGAGAAGCTAAAGAAGAAGCTCGCCATTTATTTAGCGTCCGTGATGAAGAATAAAAGCGTTCTTGAAAACCTAAGGCTCGGACACCTAAAAGATAACCGAGTTGTAATAACAGGCTCAGAATTTAAGGGCATCGAAATCGAGCTAAATAACATTAGCTCATACCTAAGTTTTGAGCTCACGGAACTTTCTATTGCGCTTACAACCTCAGAAATCGTTGATATACTTGTTTACAACGTCACGACAGGACAATTACTCGACGTGATAACAATTACATCAGACGCCAACAATATATCCGTCTTAGAGCTTCGCAATGCGTATAAATCAAATAAAAAAGACTTACATATCGCACTCATTTACGATTCAACAGGTATTGACAGCTTAAAGACGGAATTGTCTAAGACAGGCTGCGGCACTTGCTCTAAGGGATATTTTTACAACCAAATCATATCTGCCAACGGTGTTAAGATAAATGCAGGAGATGATATTTTAGACACTAACCTAAGGCGCCAAAGCGAAACGGGCGGGCTTGGGATTGTGTTCAATGTTACTTGCGATTATGAAGCGTGGCTCTGTTCTATTGCCAGCTCAATAGGATTATCCTTGCTATATCTAACCGCTGAAGAGATTTACAATTATGCGTTATTAAATTCAAAGCGTATTAATGACGAAGCGTTTTTCTCTGAAGACGAATTAAAGCAGCTTGTTGCTAATTCGCATTCAGAATTTGAAACGTCCTTACAAACCGTTCTACAAAACATGAACCTGCCTACGGACAAATATTGCTTCCGTTGCGAGTCGCCTATCAAATCATTTGCCCACGTTTCGCCATGAGCACCGTAGATGAGTACATACAAAAGCTGGACAAAATTGCAGACCAAGCTGTAATATCTGCCGCGCTAACGAAAGCCGTGTCAAGCATTCATGCCAGGATATCGAAACGTATTTTTACGGACGGCAAAAAAACGGACGGCAGCAACATTGGGCAATACGACACGAAGAATGAAATTTACGTTAATCCTAAAACAGCGGTAAGATTAAAGGGCGTCAATCCACCTCAAGGCAAACATGGCGACCAGGCATTCGGCAACGGCAAGCCGCACAAAACAAGATACTTTCCTAACTACAAAGAATTCCGCCAAGCAGTTGACCGGAGAACAGACAAAGTAAATCTAAATCTTACGGGCGATTTAAAAAGCGACTTTGATTCGGGATTAATTAAAGTATCTGATTTGGAATACCACATCGTTTTGAAGCGCGATATAAATTCAGACAAAGCACACGGAAATGAAGACCACTTTGGCGGATTAATATTTAAGATGTCTAAAGCCGAAAAAGATTCTGTAAATAAAATATTTGGTCAAGAATTAAAAGTGTTGTTTAATAAATGAAAAATTCAATACAATACCTGGCGGAAAGATTAATCGATTACGGATTATTCGAAGAGGTTCACGACCTTGCGGAGATAGTCGTCAATAAAGATAAGTCCTATCCTGCGGTGTATAAAGGCAAAGGCGAGTATCAAAGAATCAACGGCAAGGACGCTTCACTTGGAATTGCTTACATACGTTTGAATGGAGATATTACGGATACGGAATCCGAAGAACAGTTTACATCTTGCCAGCAAATCGTTAAACGAAATCTTCCTTTAAAACTTGTCGCCATTGTGCCACGTGCGAAAATTGATTGTGATGATAATTACTCAGAGCTTCTTGTCTTGTCTGATTTAAAACGTATTATACAAGGGCTCAAAAAATCAGACCACCAGGCAATAAGAGTTGAGCTCGATTCGGTATCAAGCAGCACTAACGGTTCTGACATAATGAAAGAAGAATCAGACCTTCTTAAAGACGTGGCGCCGAGTTATATTTACGTATCAATAAAATTTAATTTAATAATTCACCAGGACGTTATTTGTTTGCCGGAATTATGTTACTATTAAAAAGGTTTTTATTTACCGACGAGACCACCATAGGCGCTTTAACCTATCAGGGTGTTGGTATCTGTTGGACGCTGGAAGACAAAGACCGCGGGCTCAACCAATTAATGCCTGCCGAGACGATTAAGCAAATAAAAGTCTTTGGTAAAACCGCAATACCGATTGGCAAATATAAATTCGAGTTTTACAATTCACCTAAGCATGGAGAGGTGTATTTATTAAAGAACGTACCAGGATTCGAATACATCGAAATTCATCCTGCTAATACCGACGAACAGCTATTAGGGTGCATTGCTCCTGGAAGCAAATATTATGAAGACAAAAAAGGCAGCTATGCGGTATCCGAAAGTCGAATCGCTCGCGACAAATTGTATAAGCTAATTCAAGACAATAAAATCGACACAATTTTAATCTACAAAGATGGCCAGCAGACAAATAATGCCGCCCAAGCAAGTTAGGAGCACAGCCCGCGGTTGCTGCGGAGGCTCAGCACAATCCATAGACGATTTGTCTTCTGGCGGAACCCCTCCAGCCCATTGCACTCCCGTTTGTACTTATACGGTGACAATATTTCTTTTCGCTTCGGGAACTATTGATGCGATTTCAAGATGTGGCGACACTGAATTATTGGCTATGGGTGGCTTTTTATTGGAGGATTTGGTTGTTGACAGCACTCCATTAAAGAATCGGTTAATCGGCATTATAGGCTGTAATAGCGATATTGTCGTTGTTGTAACACAGCAGCCTGTAAGTTTTTTCTTCGACATCTCAATTACGGTTGCCTGTCAGGACAGATGTTGCCTTGATGAAATTACGGGCGCTGATGGTGAGGGTGGATTCTACAGTACAAATTTCGTTGAATTAGATTGTCAACCATTTTAAAACCATATTATGGAGCCTACACCAAAAGAATTGCACGATGAATTAATTAATATTGGAAATAACGAACCAGTATTAGAAGCCTATTTATTATCATACCCGGCAGCGCAAAAATTGATTCAGCTGAAGGTTGTTGAGATTAAGGACGGCAAATATTGTTTAAATGATTTGGGTAAAAAGGCATTTACATTCAGGCAAAAAATAAAGACAAAATGAAAAATAAAAAAGAAAAAATTTATTCCGACTTCAGCAATAAAGAGCATTGCAAAATTTTATTTAGCGTGAGGTGGAAAACCGTTTATGATTCAGTAAAAGCAGTAAACAAAATGAAAAAACTTTTATTGGCTACCATTCTATTATTCATTATATCCTGCGAAAACCGACAGAGTGATTCGACAGAAAGCAGAGAATCATCTGCCCCAGCAGCAGTCACAACAAATTACAAACGATATACTCCAAATCAATTTTACAACGGTGACTGGGGTAATGCTGTTCAGAAATGTATTGATTCAGCTTGTATAAATGGTTATCCGATTTATGCGACAGGGGTGTATAACTGCGGAACTAAAATATTAAAGTTTCCAAAATTCTTCAATGAGATTACTTGGAATAATGACCGTGCGCTTATAATCTGTGGTGGAATTACAAGGGATAGACCCACAACGTTAGCCGAATCACAGCAGCAGCAAAATACCAAGATGCAGATTTATGATTTAAAAATTCAGGGCAATGGAACGGGAATAGGATTTGAACCAGGCGCAAACAGTAATTCAATATTCTCAAACTTTCAGGTGAGCAATTTTACGACTGCGGGATATTTTCGAACAACACAGAATGGAGATATTCGGAATTGGTCAATTAATGATTGTGTGAATGGAATCATGGTTGATGCAGAAACGAATAATGGATTAAACCCCTCACAGACGCAGAGCAACGATACTAAACGGTGGTTTACCCGTATGCACGTATCGAACGGATTCAATATGAATATTTGCTTTGGCACATATCATTCTTTCGGTTGCGACATTTACTATCCAGAAACAGAGGGTAATGCTAAGGTGTTCCGTGTATTTGATACCGATAATTTTGGAAACAATACCGTAAAGATGCAGGTGGTGGTTCAACCTCATTTCGAGTTCACGCAGGGATTTACGACAGGGGGGGCGATGGCAAGAGTTAAATTGAGCAGTGGTGTATTTAAAATGATTGCGCCTAATCACGATGTGGGAGCATTAGCGAATATGATTTTAGTTGACGCTTCGGAATCGGGCGGAGCAACTGAAATTATTTTAGAAGATGTTAATAAGTGGGAGCATACGGGAATAATCTTTAAAGGAAATCAATGTCGGTGGAGATTAGACAGGGGGCTTTCGATAATCAGTTACTCGGCAAATAATAATCCGACAGTTGAAACAAATATTAAAGCGTTATTTGCAGCGCCAGTTCCGAAACACAATTTAGAAAATTATAATCAGAATCCAAAGGTTTGGGGGTATAATACTTTCGACTGGACTATGTTTTAAATATGAACATTGATTCAATAAAATTAAGTATTAGAACAGTTGTCGAAATTGTTATTTTCGCATTGACATTTGCGGGAATGTATTACGCTTTCAAAGATGAAATTAAAGACGCAAACCTTAAAGCTGACAATGCTGAAAAAAATATTCTTGAACTTCGGGAAGAACTTAAAAAATATAAAGGGCTTGATTTGTTCGAATACAAACTTAATACCATCGAAATAAATGTTAAAGAAATTGGCACTCAGGTTAGCGATATTATTCTCTTATTTGAGCGCAACCGCACAAGAGAAGAAAACCGCAGACGTTAAAAAGGATTCTGTAATTGTTGAAAAGATTTATCAGCAAACAAAAAAGTCAGAAACCATTAATGATACCTTGCGTTCCGTTGGAGTGAAATTAGATTACCTCAAAAAAGAACTTGAAAAACAAAATCCAAAGTGAGCGAAACCACAAAAGCAAAGGTTCAGGAAATATTACGGAGCTACAATTCAATATTATTAACCGCGCTCGGATTTTTCCTTGTCACCACCTATAATACTTCAGAAAAGAAATTCGATAAGCTGGATGATGTAATTATTAAGCAGGCGGTAGTTGAAGTTGTTCAGGCAATGCAGGCCACCCGAACCAATGCCGTTGAATTTGATATACGTGATATCAGAACGAAGATTGAAGAATTAAGATTAAGACAAAATGATAAACCTTAAATCATTTATGAAAGACAAATCATTACGAGCTAAATTCGAAAAAGACCAAAAAAAAGTCGACATCGGAGTTTCGGTAACCGTATTAAGTTTATTTATAGGAGTAGTCTTATTTCTAAATACAGGTGCCTTGAAATGGCTCTTTATTACCGTACTGCCATTTGCTTATACTTTATGGCGAATCTATGTACGTGATTATAACCAGCAGCAAATAAATGAGGGCAACACAAGAAATCTAAAATAAATCTTTTTATCTTTGCAGCATTATAATTCTAACAATCTAAAAAAAATCAAAATGGTACCAGAAGAAATTAACAAGGACTTGCAGGAGATTATTGACGTAACCTCTAACATCGTAAAAACATTAATCGACAGGCTAAAGGATGGCTGGCAAGCATTGCCCGACCTTATGGCAATGTTTCCTCCGCTAATGGGAATCCAAATGGCGGTAGAGGGCAATGCAAATGCCTGGGCATGGTTGTTTCCGCTTACTGACGAAAAAGTGGACATTGTTGTGGATGCTGTAATGGCAAAACTCGGAGAAACAAGCCCGCTCCTTCGTTCGTTCGTTAAACACGTTCTTTTGATAATCGCACACGGTTACATGGCTGTGGCTGAAGCCAAAGAATTGTTCGCTCCAAAAACCGAAAACCCTTCGTAAAATGAGCACTCCAAAAAAACGCTGGTGGAAATCGAAAGTGTTTTGGTTTAATGCCATTACAACTGTAATAAGCCTTGCAGAAGTAGCGACGCCAATGAACATTGTTTCCGCCCCTGTAATGCTTGGAATATCTGTCGCAGGCAACACAATCCTTCGTTTATTCTTTACCTCGACAGAGCTTACGGTTAAGAAGCCTCTTACAGAGTCAAAAAATTAAGGCGCTCTTTGTGTTTTGTGGGTAGTTTCTTTTCAATTGCCGGTATGCTTAGATGCCGGCAATTACTTTTTATAATCTAACGGCACCGCATATACTTTTTTGGTGTAATAAAAAATAAAGTCTTTGGTAATTAAATAGTTAAACTAATTTTAGTATATTATTTTAGGATATTGTTTTTATTGTATTTAATATTGCGGCAAATAAAAAACACAAATCAAAATGCACCCACTAATTAAAAAACCATCAGACAAAATTGAAACAAATTTTGTCAAGGCGCTGTATTATGGCGCTCCAGGCATTGGCAAATCCACGTATGGATTTACGGCTCCTGCCCCTGTATTATTTGACTTCGATGACGGAGTAAAAAGAGTTCAACCTAACGACAGGCGCGAGTACGTGCCAATCACTTGTTGGGAAGATGTCGAGTCTGTAATTGACAGCGGACTGCCAGAATTTGAGTCGATTATTATAGACACGGCAGGCAAGTGTTTACAGTACATGGCTCAAGACATTATCAAGAAAGCTCCGCCAAAAGCAAAGTTATCTTGGCAGGGAAATTTAACCCAACAAGGTTACGGTCAATTAAAGACCAGGTTTCAGCAATTCCTTTTAAAAGTAAACCAACACAAGAAGCATATTATTTTTCTTGCACACGACAAAGAAGTAGCGGACGGTGATGTGAGTTTTGTTCGTCCAGATATAGTTGGAGCGTCCTTGGGCATACTGCTAACCGAGATGGATATAGTTGGCTACATCTCAATGTCGGAAGGCAAGCGAGTTATTTCGCACGACCCAAGCGAGAAGTATTATGGCAAGAATAGTTGCCAGTTAGAGCCGATGATTGAAACAGGATTGCTTCCAATCGCTAAAATGATTGACCGCTACAAGGCAAACCAAGATAAAATACACGAAATAGGCTTAAAATACAAACAGACGCTCGCTGACGCACAATCACGCCTTAATAGCTGCAATACATTAGACGAGTTTAACGCTGCTTTAAAAGAGCTCGCAGAGGGTTCGCCTATATGGGATTCAAAGTTGGTTGTCCGAAATTATGCAAAACAAAGGCTCACAGACCTTGGCTACGAATACCGTAACGGGCAATACTACAAAGTTGAGAAAGTAGAACAAGCTGCAATTCCAATGCCATGAAGATAGATTACAAAATCTATCCTTCCTTGCTTAATAACTTTTCAAACTACATGGCAGGAAGGTATCAAACAAAGGAAGATATTTTGCGCTCGTTAAACCGCATCAAATCTCCGCCCAGCATTTACATGGAAAAGGGTTCTGCTCTTGAGCATTGCGTCATGGAGCGAGTCGCTACATATAAAGGGCATACATTTAAAGAGCCTTTAATCACGGAGCTCGCTGACGCTTTATTGCCCAACGGCACGTGGCAGGTAAAATTAGAAGCGGAATTTCCGCTTGGAGATAAGAACATACTGCTATACGGCTTCGCTGATTACATTGCTCAGAACACTTGCTATGACATTAAGGGAACGAACAGGTATAGCGGAGTGAAATTCGCCGACAGCTACCAGCACCATGTTTATCTTTATTGCGCTAACAGGATGGGAATATCGGTTACCGAGATGCAATATGTCATCACAAATTATGCCACTACATTTAAAGAGGTGTACGATTACGACCACGAACAAACTGTAGAAAATTTAAAGCACATTTGCAGCGAGTTAATAAGGTTCGCTGAACAAAATCGAAAGCAAATATTTGACCCAAAATTCTTTGCCAATGATACGCCTAAGCCCGAAAGGCAAAGTTAGATTAACATATACCGTACCGTTAGGCTCCATGACGATTAACCGTGACGAGTTTATACGTGACAGGAACAATCTAAATGAAAACGATTTGTATGATGTTACCCTGCAAAAGCACGAGAAAAAAAGGTCAAATAAGCTCAACCGTTATATGTGGGGCGAAGTGGTTCCTAAGATTGTTTTTGGTTTTAAAATCTTGGGCACAAAACTCAATCCGCAGCAAGTGCCAAAAGTTGTCATTGATTCTTTTAAAGCTATGAATAAACACATGGCTCATAATATTATGAAAGACAAATTTGGCATCACAATAGAATTAGACGAAGAAACTGGCGAAATAAAACCTGTAGAGCCAAGTACAAAGAAAATGACCAACAGCGAGTTCTTGGATTACATTACCGAGATTCGCTTGTGGGCATTGCATGAATTAAATGTTAGTATTTTATTACCTAATGAACACGAACAAATGCCAATGGAAGAGTGGCTAAAAATATCAATGTACGAATGAAAACATTTGAAGACGACTTTGGAAATAAGATTCAGGTTAGCGACCAAGGTGTGCTAACTTTATTCCTGCCAGCAAAAAAAGCTCGCAGAAACATTGGGAAGATATTCGCTATCAGCAAAACCTTTTCCGTTTGCCGCTGGAAGGCAAAGCACCTTTTAAGAAAAGCAAATGCGTTTGGTTTTAATCATTATGTCTTATCTCATGCAAAGACATTTGACAAAGTTTTT